CCTTCCTCTGCTATTAATGGAACGAATATCTTTACGAGTCGCTTTGTGTGAAGAACCATATACAATAATTTCATTAAAGAAATCAAACAGAGTCGTCTGTTTTTCAAATTCAGATATTAAATAATCTCCGCTATCGTCAATGGTAATATCGGTATAGTATTCATTTTCATCTTCTGGTGCGATTTTAAAAACATCATTTTCTTCTAAAATTTTCATATCTTTTTTATCTAAAATATAATTGATAGCAGAATATAAATCAACACCTTGATAATTTGGTGCTAAAAACATAGGAGTATCTGTTCCTGTCGTTTGGAATTGTATTTCTTCTGTTTCTAAAAGTTCATTGATTAAATCTTCTCCTTCTAATCCAACGCTAACAGTTGTTCCGATACATGCTCTATCGGGTGAAATCTTTAATTCTTGACGGCTTGTAACAGTAAATGTTTCAGAAACGGAAACAATTCCCTTTCCATTAAAACCTTCACTTAAAGTAAAACTTGAAAAATTTTCAGAATTTGCAGAGGTAACTGTTATTTTTTTATTTTCATCACCATCTGAAAAATATAGATTGTAATCTCCATTTGGAAAATTAGTCTGCATAAAGTTTTTACTATCTCTTAAAACCAAATGATTATCAGTAGATTGTTTATCAGTATCTACCAAAACAAACATAGACAATATTCCTTCATTTTCAGTAGTATTTCCTGCTTCTTTTTGCATTCCCTTTCTTGAAGTATAATCCTGTTTCAAATTATACACTTGATTACTGTTCGGAATTTTGGTATAAGAAGAACTTAAGGTGTTTAATAATATTTTTTCTGGAAAGAAATCATAAATACAAGTTTCATTTGGTTGTAATATTCTATACGCTGAATTAGTAGATAAGGTGGTATCTGTAACGATGTTATGTAAACTAGCGTCTGAGGAATTAACTTCATGAGAAATAACATAAATTAGATTACTAGGCACAACATTATTCATTCTTTTTCCAGAACTTAAGGTAGAGCCTGTAATAGTTGTTCCATCAGTATGCTTTCCACTCTCTATTGCTAAATAACAACCTGTTATGTCGGTAAGTTTTAAAAATTGGTTTTGGATGCCATTGAGTTTTAAATCGTATTCATATACTGTTCCATTAGAAGAACCAGAATTTGTTTCATTTATAGTGTAAGTAAAAGTTAAATCTTTAGTGGCCGAATCAGTTGCAGAAGTATCTAATACAATAGTGGTAGCGTTAGTAATTGAAGAAATTTTTGTTCCAGAAGGAATACCAACCCCCGAAACGGTCATACCACTCGATAAAACAGAAGAATCTGCAACAGTTAGTGTGGTATTTCCTTGTGTAGTGGATGCCTGTGTATAAGAAGGAATACATAGTCTTGGTTTAAATACCATATAACTTCCATCTACTGCATAAGGTTTTGAGGTCGTAAAATCAGCACCTATCGTCGCCTCTTCATCAAATCTGTTTTCAAATTCTTTAAAATGCGTATCTGATTCAATAGTGAAATGTTTTGTAGAAAATGCTGTTATGCTACCAAGATGGTTCACCGTATTTGTGTTCTTCAAAACTCCTGTTGTAGCACCAACTTCAACTTGACTGGCCCCACCATCTTCAATAGAGAATCTATCTAAAGATACTCCTAACATACCATAATAAAGATTATTATTCAAGTGCGGAAATAAATTAGTAAAGAAAAACAAGTCTGTTAAATCAGTAGCGTCTATTTCTGCAAAATCAGATTGTTCATCATTAACAAAAGGCAAATAAATTTCATCATTAGCATTAGCAGGAAAAGCCACATTTCTTGCATATTTATAGAGCCAATCGTTGCTATCATCTCCATATCCTGTATCGCTTGGAACAATAGCACATTTAAGAGGGTGCAATCTGCCATTACCTACTCTTGCAAAAGTATCAACACGATTTCTTCCGTCTACGTCTATAACAGTAAATTTATATTTAACTGCATTTTGTGGGGCTGTTGCAGTAAATCCTCCACTATTTTTTCTAGTAAAATTTGCAAAATCTACTAATTCAAAAGCAGTTTTAGGAGACGCAGGGTTCAGTGAGTTACTACCATTACCAGCACCAATAGCAACATTTCCTATTAAATGACCAGAAGTGCTGTCAAAAAGAAAATCAAAATCATCTAAAGTTTGATTAGAACTAAAAGTAATAATATCGGCAGTATTTCCTGAATTTTTAGCAATTGAAGAAATAGCACCAGCACCCGCTAAAGTTACCTTTTCCCAACCGAGTATACTAGAATAAATCGTATCTTTTATTTCTCTTTTAATTGGTTTTTCTGGATTTACCCTATTAAACATAAAATCAAAAGTGAGTTCAGTCAATCTCATCAAGCCAAATCTCTTAAGGTTGCTAATATCAATATCTGTTGAAAAATCAACTGTTTGATAATTAGAGTCCGTGAGAGATAATCTATTTGTTGTATTTAAGGAAGAGTCCTTTTGTTCTTTGTTTTCTATCAAAAATAAATTATATTTAGATAGATTAAACTTATTATCTACATTAAAAATACTGTCTTTTCTTAAAGAAGAATATGGTAATATGTCTCCTATTGTATAAATAAATAGCCTTGAGGCGGATTCATCATTATTACTAAACTGCGCTTCCAGAAGGTCAGAGGCTATAGTTTTAATAAAAACGTCATTTTCATTATCATGTATTCTTCTAAAAGTCGAACTTGCTCCATAAGAGGTAGTTAAGCCTCTTAAGTCAAATGGTAGTGTTCTATATGTAGAAAGGGTTTTATCAAACTCATTCAAATTTTCACTCGCTATATTTGGCTTGAACTGATAATTTGATGTAAAGTAATTTAATTTTGACCTGTTATCATATAGTTTTGGAACAACTACATCGTTAGTGTTTGCAATACTCCTATTATCGGTTAAAAAATTACCAGTAATAAAATCCTTAGACTTATAGTAGAACTGTCCATATGAACGTGAATAGTCTCGACCTCCTGTTAATTCTTCTAAGTTTAGAGGCACTAATCCTCTATTTGTTTTATTTGTTATCGAAATTGAATTAAAACTTTTTGGATGTGGCAGGATGTTAATTTTTCCTCCCCACATATGTTTTCCATTAATGAAAATTAAATCGTTAGTCTTTTTTGTTCCTACATACAGTTTTTCCCCGACTGTAAATGCATGAACAGCCCTATCTAAACGTATTTTTTGTTCATGGATTGTTGTTCCTCCAGCATTACTATAAGTTTCAACTACAAAACTAGTAATTTTACCAACAAATGTTTTTGTTCCTGTTGTAGTGGTAGAACTAGAATTACCAACAAATATTAAATCATCTCGCTTTAAATCATAAGTGGAATAATTAGTAGATACTAAACTATCAAAAGTGTTAGAACCATGAAGAACACTCACTGCCCCAGCAGCAGTAAAAGTATTATCTTCGTTTGTAAAATGATAATCAGTTTTTCTACCTAGAGTTATTGGTATATATGGAGCAAGTTCTATTTCAGTAATATTATCCTTTTTTGCTGTCGAAACAATTTCAAAATCAATTAAAGTATTTACTGTATCAAAAGAAGATTTTCCTGCACTACCATGCTCATCCTTTAATAATGTCTGGAAAGCAAAATCATTTGAAATAGATGAAGGACTATTGATAGCATACCCTACTGCTCCTTCATTTGTATTTTGGCTTGTTCCGATTAAAGGAGTATCTTCTCCCCCAAAGAATACTGCATCTGCGGTAAAATTAGAAGTAGCAGCAGAACTTATTGTAAATGTTGTATCGCTATCAATAGAAACAATTGTTGCCCCTATTGGAATAAAGGCATGTTCTTTTACTTCCATACCAACTAATAAGTCCGAAGTATCTGAAACTGTTACTGTTGTATTTGATGATGTTGTTGCGGCACTTTTTCTAATTGATTTAATTTTATTACCTGCCGTAAAAACAAATCCTCTATTCGCTGCTCCAGTCAGGGAAGAAGGTTTATTCGTAGCCAAAGCATTTGAACCTAGTGCTTTCGTTAATACATAGTTTTTTTCTATGTCCATATAGAGTGCTTCTGAATTAAGTTCAGTTATTGCAGGAGTAATAATTAATTTTCTATTTATGGAAGCATGGAAAGATAATCCAATTACTTCTCCAACATATCCATTTGCTCCAAATAGCCTTGTTCCAGCAACAGGGTAATTATCAAAAAAGGAAACACCTGCAACAATACCAGTATCTATTTCAGTATCGCCTAAAGCAACAGTATAGGTGTTTCCTGATTTAATATTACCTAATTTATTATATGGGCTATTGCTGGAATAAATAATATCTTCACTAAACAAAGTGTTAAGATTCACAATAGGAGAAAGTAATTTGTTAAACTTATCCCTTCCTTTAATCTCTACAATAGATTGCCCATTTTCTTTTTTGGATTCTATGCTTTCTATTTCTCCATTGAATCTTTCAATGAATAATTGATATTGTTCTTTTGTAAAACTTAAAGGATTGGTATTATACGAATCATCGTCAAAAGATAATGTAAGCATATTTTTAACTGCATCACAGGCAGTTACAGACGCAAATCTTCCTTCATGGTTTAATGAAGTAAAGGAAACATACATCTTACTAAACCTTCCATTTAATAAGTGAGTATTGAGCATAAGTGTGCCATCATTTGCGTTATATGCTCGCCTGTGAAGCACTTCTCCGCTTGATGGGCTCACGGTCTGTGCAGTAAAAACTCCATCATCCTCACCTCTTGCATAGGGGTTTGAAGTGTCATTTTGAAAGGTAATCGTCTGCGTTGTTCCTGAGAGAGTTCCAAAAGAATTAACAATTAAAATTTTATTGCCTAATTTAACCTCATCACCTATATTTAAAACCGTTTCTAAATCATATTCAGTTTCAAACGAAAATACAAATGCTGATGTTGATGAATCATAAGTAGCCTTTAATGGGAAAAATTCATTTAAGTCACCACGATGAATATTATGGCGCACCCTATACGCACTAAATTCTTTTATTTTTCTCGGAATAATTCTAGCATTGTCTATGATAGAAGTTTCTGAAAATCCACCTTTACCATCAATAGATTCTGTATTTATGTGGTCATAAGCATTGTATAATAAGTTTGATTTTGTTGGTGAAAAGTCATAATGTAAATATCTTGTTGGCCCAGTATATGCTGGCGAATTGATTTCATCATCTGATATTCTTCTAGCATTAACATAAGTTAAATTGTAGTTAGTTGTATCAGCCGTCGCAGAATAATTTTCATTACTTGTATAATTAGTAGATTGGGCCGCATCTAAATCTCTTAATTTATCTGTTAATTTAACTCTATGTGTGAATTTGCTATAATCAATAACCGTTTTTCCAAAGTCTTGAACTGTAACAAATGTTATTGAGGGGTCACTACTACTTAAAGTAAAACTGTTTGATGTTCCTGATTCTCTCATAGCAAAATATTTAGTGTTGTGGTCTAATTCTTTTTCCTTATCTAACCCATCATAAAAATAAAATGATGGTCTAGCAACAGCAATATTTCTTGCTGGTTGGTCTTCCTGATTAGGAGTTAAAGCAGTGTCTTGAAGCAGACCTAAAGAAAGAGCAACAATATCTGTATTTTGTGTAACTTGAAATATAATGAATTTGGTATCTTTTGGTATTTCATTACCCAGTTTTGGTTCAAATTCAAAAGCATCGCCTATTAAATCCTCTGTTTTAACTTCGGTAATTTTAGCAAAGTGGTGCTGTAAAGGAGAATCCGAATATATAAGAACAAAGTAATCATTTGTTGTAAATTTTAGTGTTGTAGCATTCCAATCAGTTGGATTAAATCTAACACCTGTCGTAGTTAAAGAATCATAACATTTGATTCTAAATCCTTTTGTATTAGCAAGATTAGAATTTTCAGTAACGGTTCCGCCAAAACCAGTAACAGATACAGAAACTCCACCATGTTTAACAATAGCAGTATTGATTCTGTCTCCGTTGGAAAAACCACCGAAAGAAGATAGATGTGGATTTGTTGGTGCATTAAAGTCATCCCCAGTAACTCTCAAACTCATTCATCCACCTCCTCAAATCTTAAGTAAAGAACGGTATTGTTGAGATTAGGCATGAGATTATTAATTGCAGTAAATTCTGTTTTTCTAATGTTCATGATGCTAAGTTCGTGAAGTTCTCCCATAAATTGATTATTAGTTGTAGCCGTATCTAGCGCAGTAGTTGTGCCAGTTCCATTTGCCCCAATAAAACAATCTTCTGCCGCTAAAGTAAATGAATTCGTTTGTGTATGCGTTGCTGTTTTAACTAAACGACCGTTAAAAAAGATTTCAATAGTTTTGTTTTGATTATTCCATGCACAGGCTATATGATAAGTATTATTGATATAACTTGGTTCAAAGAATTCATCATGAATAAAAATTTCACTTCCTGAAGGAACAGAAACTGAAGGGTCTAGTTTTAAAGTGAGGCTACTTGAGTTAGCCGTGTGAACAATACCAAAAGAAGTAAAAGTCAATCCATCTCGAATAAATACTTCTTTACCATTAAATACGTGTTGGTTGGCATTTGTTAAATTAGCGACTTTACTGCTAAAAGGACTCGTCGTAGAACCGATGCTCTTGTATTTTATTTTACCATCAGACTCAAATCCCTTCTCTACAAAGGAATCATACTGTGTTCCTAAGTTCGGTAAAATAACCGCATCGCTTGTAAAGTGTTCCATAGCGGCTGAACCTAATTTAATACCCACCTTAATTTTATATCGAGCAGGGTTATTTTCTGTATGCAAAGTATCGTTTACTAAACTGACTTGAAAATTACTATTGTGGAATATTCGCATTTCATGAGAAATACGATTTGCTCTTGTTAAGTATCTTTCATTTTCATGATTGTCTTTATTTCCTGCCGCAACAATATCTTGCCCAATTGCGGGCATTATTTTCTTGGTAGAAGTATTATAAGAATTACCTCCGCTAATGGAGGTCTTTGTGATATTTGCTGGTTTGTTAAAAGTTCCTGCTGTTCTGTGAATACCATATCCATTGACATCATATGGAGTAACAACACATTCAAATGTAAAATTATCATCTAATGCCCAAAGACCATATTTAATATCGCTGGCATCAGAATGTGTAGTAGAAATATTATCAGAATAATCTATTGTTAAAAAGCCATTACACATAACTGGAAAAACAAGCGAGCGTTGTTTTCCTGTAAAAATAGCATAAGACATAATGACACCTCAAGGTAAGATAAGGGCAACAACAAATTCTAAACTAAAACTTACATCAACACTTTCTGCACTTAATTCATAACCAAACTGTTGAATGAAACCTTTAAGCCCTCCCGAAGTTGGTGTTGGAAAAGCCAAAGAACTACTAACACCAATATTATCAAGTTCATTAGGATTGCCTCTTGCTCTAAATGATAATGGAATATTTTCAGTTAATGTTCCATTAGTTGTTATTGAAGCGTCTGCCGCTTTTCCTCTATCGACATAATTTTCATTTACTTTAGAGGGTATTAAAACAACTAATTCATTAATAGCCTGATATTCAGCAAGACCAGTAGAATCAACTCCAGAAGCAATTAATTGAGCAATTTCTTGTGGAGTAAAAGTTAAAGTATCAGCAGTTCCGCCTGTTTCTTTATGAGTCCGTCTTATTGTTGTTTCATTAATAAATCCCTGCAAACTAATTCTTTTACTTGACATTCCTAAATCTAAGGCTGCTGTTTGCGATTCACCTGTTGCTAAACCACTTAAAGGAATAGGAAAAGCAGGAATTTGTTTATCAACAGAAACACTAACACTTGTTACATTTAATGGAATAGTATCAATACTAGCACTACTTCCTGAATGTTTTGCTATTTTTAAATATACTGTACTTGTCATAATTATCACCTTAATGTGCTTGAAGATGTACTTCTATTAATTTTTGAACTTATCATTCTTCCAATCTCATCTGCCATTCTTCGCATTTCTGCCTTAGAGGAATCTTTTGCATTAATAGTTATATTGAAATTATTTACTGTGCTACCTGTCATTTTTCGGCTATCAGTATTTGAATGGACTCTCGAACCCTTTGGTAAATTAACTAATTCTGGACCCCTTTCTCCAACAATTGTTAATCCACCTGCTGAAACTCCACCCTCCGCCATTCCTGGAATTACACTTATTATTTTTCTAACTGCTGCGAAAATGACAACTCCTAATGCTGCTACAAGAATAAACGGTAATGAAACTGGTAATAAACTGATAATAAATAATAATGCCTTAGCAGCAATAATTAGAGCCACTATATCACCAAGCATTTTAAATCCTTTTCCTTCAAGAATACCCTTACTCCATTCAAGGAATCCCACACCAAGAGAATAAACTAATGCTCCTATTACTGACAATGCACCTGCAAAGAGAGTTCCTGCAACACCAATCAATACTTTACCTACGCCAATTACTATTTGTAATACCCCTTCAAATACTTTTCCAACATCTCCTTTAAGTAAGCCTGAAATAACTGCGCTAATTCCACTTATTGTATCTATAACACCACTAACAACTGTTCCTAATAACCATTCAAATATTCCACTTACAATTCCATAAAACTCTTTTATTCTCTCAGAATTGGCTTCGAAAAATTTCTTGATAAATATGAATAAGAAACTGAATAATAATATATACATAGAAGCCATGAGTAAAAATCTGCTTACTTGAACTGCAATCTTTTTAATTCTAGCACGGAATTGTTGTCCTTTTGTATATGTATTATTTGCATTTTTTATTATTTCATCTTGTGTTTCAATAAATTTTTCATATCCTTGAGTCATTTT